CTGAGCTAGTAGCTGAGCTAGTAGCTGAGCTACTTTCAGCGAAAGGGAGGGGGGTGCCGAACCTCCTGTGAGCGGTCATCCGCCCACCCTTCACCCGTGCATCCCGCTGATCAAGACGCCCCCAATAACGGAAGTCGTGTATCTGGTAACTGCCATCGGGAAGCATGTCCCACAGGCCGACGCTAGCCAGCGCCTTAGCAGCCAGCACGGCCCCACCCCATGACCGCTCCCATAGCCTTACCTGACTTTCAGGGATGACTCCCTGTTGCCCATGCGGCTTATCCACGGTGTGACGGTGTGCCCAAGCTAGTGCAACGGTCCACAACCCCACCGCTCGCAGCGGGTCATCGTGATCGAGCATCAGATCAGTGATCTTCGGGTGGGTTATGAACCCGTCGTCTACGTTCGCCCAGCCCATCAGGCGCAACCACTGTCGGACGTGTGCGGTAGAGTACGCATTAGCGCCTTTCGGTACAGGGCGGATCGGGTGCGGTGCAGGGGTCGGGTTGCGGAGCCTGACCCCTTCCGCATGTCTAGGGGCAACCTTAGCGCGTGCATGCCAGTCGCGGCCCCGTGGCCCTGAGACGGCCTGAGACGGCCTGGACTACCTAGGTGGAGTCGTTTGACCTGTAGCCCACTAGTGGGCCGCAGCGGCCGGGATCACTTACCCGAGGAGGGAATCACTTCGGGGGGTCCGGCTAGCTCCGGGTAGTGCTCGTGGACCGAGCTGGCCAGGATGCGGATGGCCCGTGGGGACACGTTGTTGGACTTGAGCGTGCCGTCCTGCACGAGTCTGTAGATTGTCATTCTACACACGCGTAGTTTTGCGGCTAGTTCCGCCACGGTGTAGTACACGCTGTTATCGTTGCTCATGCGGGTGATCTTACCTCTTCCTGCCACATCGGCCCATCGCATCCCGCGTGGTGACGGTCCCAAAGTTTTTTACCTGCGGAAGGTAAAAGTCCCCCCATCTGGGATACACTAGTGGATGTAGGGGAAAGATGCGGGGAGCAAGGGGGGAGCGAGATGGCCAAGCGGATGAAAGAGACGGAAGAAGTCGTCAGCGGCATCCGGCGTCAGATCCGGTCGTTCGAGAAGCGCGCGGCCGACGAAGATCCATGGACCGTCGAAGAGATGATCAGCCTGCGGGCCGAACTGGCCGCCGCCGAGGTGCGCACCGTGGCCCGACTGCGCCAGGTGGGCTTCACTTGGGCTGATATCGGCTTCTCGATCGGGATCAGCGCCATCACCGCCCACAAGCGGTACAGCCACAAGATCGGCAAGTGAGAGGGGAACGGGCATGAGCACGCCAACGGAGGACCTGACCGCCGTCGCGGAAGAGCCGCTGACACTCCACGACCGTTGTGACCGGTGCGGCAGCCAGGCGTACGTCCGGGTGCGCTTCCGTAACGGGCACGATCTCCTGTACTGCGGTCACGACTACGCGAAGCACTCGCTGCGGCTGCTCACCTATGAGGGTGTCACTGTGCGAGACGAACGGTACCGGCTGATCCAGCGCACGGACGGGGCACCAATCTGAAGCGACGCGACACAGAACGGCCCGATACCTGGTGTGGACAGGTACCGGGCCGTTCTCAGTGAGAGAGACACGGGGGGAACCGCACTCGCATGGGACTATACCGCATGCACCTCGCCAGAGAAACATCCCCCCTCGCATGACCGCCCACTAGTGTGGTACGGTAGGATTCATTCCGTGGGGATGGAGGTGAAGGTGCCCGACGACGACAAGCAGCATGTACCGGCGTGGTGGACAGACCCGACAGTTAACGTTCAACGCCTCGTCAACGCGGCGATGAAACGGCAAGATGACCTTCACACCGACCTGAGGCGCGAGGTAGAACTACACATCGCATACACCGACAAGCTGCGTGCCGCAGAAACAGCCCGGATAGACGCAATCAGAGCGGTAGACGTAAGTGCCGCCGACCGAGCCGCCGCAGTCCTAGCCGCACAACAGCAGGCCCTAGCCGAGCAGGTCAGGGCCGCAGCCGATGCGTTCCGGGCATCCATCGCCACCGCACTCGAACCAATCCAGAAAGACATCCGTGACCTCCGCGATGCGCAAGCACGCGGGGTCGGAGTCCGTAATCAGGTAGTTGAGGCCCGTGATGTTGGATCAGCAAGCAGGCTGAACGTCGGCATGATCGTGTCCATCGTGGCTGTGGCTGTGACCATTATCGGCCTGATTGTTTTGTACGCCAACAAATAGACCCCCCCGGCGGCCAAACAACCAACGATACCCAGGCCTTCGTCGCCGCCGGGGCCTTGTATTACCAGTGAGAAGAAACGGGGAGCTGTGACCGCACCACACCTTATGATGCTCCAGGAAGAGATCGACGCCGACCCGAAGCGATGGAAAGCATTGCGTCGTTCAGGGGTCACCGCGTCGGAGATCGCGGCCATCCTGGGACTCGCACCGGCTACGCAGAACTCAGCGTGGAAGGTGTACGCCGCCAAGACCACGGGGGAGCACTTCGACGCCGACACCGACGAAACCCTCCGGGGGACGCACCTGGAACCTTATGTAGCGGCCCGGTTCCGTGAGGACTACCCGGAACTGAACGTCATCACCGGGGGGCTGTACGCGGCCCGGGAACGACCGTGGCAGATGGCCACCTTCGACCGGCTCGCCTACCAGCAGGGGATGACCGCACCGTGGACAGCGTTCCCGGTACAGATCAAGACCGCCGTCAACAAGTACCACGACGGCAACCTCGTGTGGGGTGACCCGGGAAGCCCGGACATCCCCGTCCAGTACCGGGCACAGTGCCTGTGGGAACTGGACGTTGCCGACGCGTCAGAGATCCTGATCCCGTGCCTGTTCATGGACACGTGGAAGCTCGTCACGTACCGCATCGAACGGGACGCCGACGCTAAGGCGGACATCGAAGCGATGCGCGCGGCAGGTGAGGAATTCCTAAACAGGCTGCACACCGAGGACCCGCCGCCCGTGGACTGGACGCCCGCCACGACAGCCGCACTCAAGACGCTCTACAAGGATGAGCCGGACGGGTCCGTGGCCATCCCGGTGAAGCTCGCCCGGCGGTACCGCGACGCCAAGGCAGCGGAGAAGCGGGCCAAACGCCGCGTTGGCCTGGCCACCAATCAGATCCTTGACCTGGCTGGTAACGCGAAGTACATCACCGTCGGCCAGCGCGGGCGGTACCGCCTCAATGATGACCGAGTGGCATCGCGCAGCGTCAGCAACCGTACCTCGTACGACCACGACATGCTCCGTAAGAAGTTCCCCAAGGCTGCCAAGGCGTGCGAGCGCAAGACCCCCGTGTCCGCGCTCCACCCGGGCCGCTGGACGAAGACCCTTTCCGATGTGGGGGACGAATGAGCTGGAACCTGCGGTCAGCAGCGCGTGACGTGGTCCGCGAGTGCGCCACCGAATCGAAGGACGATATGGTCACCGAACTGCGCCGTCGCATCCCGGAGAACGAAGTGGAGAGCGTGCTACGGCAGGCGCTGTACCCGTACATCCACGACGTGATCGGCGGTGAGCGTGCCGCTCCGGGCCGCCCGGCGGCACCACGGCCGAACGGCAAGGTGGCCACCCTGCGGGCAACATGGCGCGAGTATCTGGACACGGTCCGTTACACCGTCGCGGACGGGAGCGTGCGCCGACTTGGGGACATGTCCGCCGACGATCTCGAATACGTCGCCAAGGGACTACGCGACCAGGCCGTTCAGTTCGCCGTACGGGCCACCAGCCTGGACGGGTATCGGGAAGCAGTACTCAGGAACGGTGCCGCCCGCGTCCGCGACGTTCCCGATGATGAGCTGATGAAGCTCAGCTAAAAAGACTCCCTCCGGTGGCCATTTGTAGATCGACACCCATGTTGACTTCGCCACCGGGGGGCCATACTTCCCCGGCGGCCAATCCCCGTCCGAATACCCAGAGCGACGCCGCCGCCGGGGACAGCCAGCAGGCCATTCCACGGTCGATATCCACGAACAGGTCGCCCGCTGGCACTAAAGAGAGGAACCAAAAGGATGGAAGTGACGTACGCCTGGCTGGCATTCAGCGCTGACGTGCTCGATGACCTAGAGCGGGTGCGGATCGCTAACGAGAACCGCCTACGCCAGCTCACCCGCACAGCCACCGACAGTGACGGGGAAGAGCGCGGCTTCGGTCTGGACGAAACCGTGCCCGAGGTGGCGCGGCTTAAAGCCCTGGTTGACGGGCTAGGCAAGCTGGAACACGACGCGGAACTGTCCCTCAAGCGGGCACTGCGCGCCCATCCGCTCCACGCATGGGTCACCCGCACGGTGGGAGTCGGAGAGAAGCAAGCCGCCCGTCTTATCGCCGCGACCGGTGACCCCTACTGGAACGGTCTCCACGACCGCCCCCGACTAGTGTCCGAGCTGTGGTCGTTCTGCGGGTACGGCGACGCGTCCAAGCAGGTACGGAAGCGCGGCGTGCGGGGCAACTGGTCGCCGCAGGCCAAGATGCGCGCCTACCTGGTGGCGGAGTCCTGCATCAAGCAGGCGCACAGCCCGTATCGACTAGTGTACGATCACGCCAGGAAGCTGTACGCTGACGCGACGCACACCACCCCCTGTCCCCGGTGCGGACCCTCCGGTCACCCCGCACTCCCCGGCTCCCCGCTATCCGCTGGTCACCAGCACGCTAGGGCCATGCGGGCCATGTCCAAGAAAATCCTCAAAGACCTGTGGGCCGCAGCGCGCGACCTGCACTAAAAGCTTCCCCATCCCGGACAAGATCGAATCGATACCCACGTGAACGCCGCCGGGATGGGGAGCCAACTTCCCCGGCGGCGGCCAGGACCCCCCTGAGACCCATAGCTGGCGCGCGCCGCCGGGGGACCCCAGATGAAAGGAACCGCCATGCCAGAGACCATCCGAGACGCCGTCGAGAAGCGCGACACCGCAACCGCCCCTACCACGGCGGCCGACACGGGCGCGCTGGCACTCCACCCCACGCAATCATGGTGGACTCCCCGTCAACTAGGCGCACTCAAGTCCCTAGGACTGGAGAAGACCCCCGACGGCGACCTGATGGTCTTTTTCCACTTCTGCCAGAAGACCGGCCTGGACCCGTTCTCAAAGCAAATCTACCTACTCGAAAAGCGCTCAAAGAAGGACGGCCAATGGGTCTCCGCGTGGGTCATTGTCACGGGGATCGACGGGTTCCGGGTCAACGCGCAGCGCGCCGCCGACCGGCGGGGCATCACGTTGGAGTATGAGGAAACGACGTGGTACGACAAGGATGGCGGGAAGCACGAAGTCTGGCTTGACTCCGTGCCGCCGTCAGCCGCCAAGGTAGTCGTGGTGAAAGTGATGCCGGACGGCACCCGCCTGCGCATCCCCGGCATGGCGAAGTTCGCCAGTTATGCGGGCTACGGGACGAAGAAGGACGGCTCCCGCTACCTAATGTCCCAGTGGGGGACGATGCCAGACCACATGATCGAAAAATGCGCCGAAGCGTTCGCGCTGCGCCGCGCGTTCGCCAACGACTTGGGCGGCATCTACGCCGAGGAAGAGCTACAGGGGGACATGACCCTGGAACACCTCACGCGCGGCCCGGAGAGCGACGCTGACGAGTCGGAAGACCAGGGGCAGGCGGAGACACCCCCGTCCGACGTGCGGCCCGCAAAAGAGTCCCTGGCCCTCATCGCGGCCACGTTCCGGGAGCAGGGGCTAGGGGCCAACACCTTTGCGAAGCTCCGGCACGCGATCGTCACTGGCCTGATGACGCCCGCCGGAACGGGCATCACGGACTACCTGGCCATCGACAAGCTGACACCCGAAGCAGCAGCCGCCGCCGCGTGGACCGTCAAGGAATACTGCGACAACCTGAGCGACGACTACGACAACGACGGAAAGCCGGTCAAGGGGGCCAAGATGAAGCTCCGTGAGTACGGCGAAGCGGTCATCGACATCATCGCCGCCGCGAAGCAGGAAGCCGGAGGGGCCGCCTGATGGCCGGGGGGTACGGGCACGTCACCGACGAAGACGGGTCGCTGCTAGGCGGCAAGATGATCCTTGACATGCTCGATTCACCTGGTGACGTGGTGGAGTGCATCGAGCAGCTTTACGGGATGATCTGGTGCCTGGCCTACGACCTGGCAGCGTCGAAGGTGGACTTCGACCCGTCGCCGCAGCAGATTGATGACGAGATCGAGCGGGCGCGGGACAACCACAAAGACGGCATCGACATGGGCGGGCGGGTCGGCCAAGAGTGAGGGTCGAAGCGGAGTGCATGGAGCGTGACGGGCACCGCTGTGTCCGGTGCGGGGTGCTGCTGGCGAACGTGTGGGCGGGGTACTCGTGCCACCACCGTCAGTCAAAGTCCGTCGGTCCTGACAGCCTGGAAAACCGGATCATGCTCTGCGGGTCCGGATCGTCACCTCACTGTCACCAGTACGTCCACGCGCACCCGAAGGAAGCCCGGGAAGCGGGGTGGATCATCTCGAAGTACATCGAGCGCGATGGGCTGCCAAAGATGCCCTGCCGTCACTTCATCCTGGGAACCGTGTTCTATGACCGGGAGGGGGGAATCCACGTCGGAACGTGGGACGGTCCACTCACTAGTGTGTTATCCTGACAGTGAGAGAAGGGGGAGCACGATGAACATCCTGGTCATCATCGCTTGGGTCGGGTTCGCAGTGTGGGCCACGAAGATCGGCTACCAGAAGGGTCACCCGTTCGCGGGCCTGATGCTCGGAGCGACGCTCGCCTACGTCGGGGTCGTCGTCATCGCATTCTTCCCGTCGAGCAAGACCCGGTCGCGTGAGCTGCCCACCGGCACTGAGATCGCCACCCGGGTCCGTGAGTACCGGACGGTCCCCCCGATGGCCCGCCAGCGCGGCGGCAAGCACGCTGCATGACGAAAGCCCCGGTCCTGCTGGACCGGGGCTTTCGCGCGTGCTAGCTGTGACAGCCTTCCGATGGCCGCCACGGCTGGTCTCCGTACTGAGCGTAGAGCTTGGCGAACGCCGCCTTCTGAGCGGCGAGGGACTGACCGTTGACGTTGATGCCGGACGCGCGGATGATGCCGTACACCCCGCCGTTGTACGCCTGGTTGGTGCCGTTGGTGCTCTCGCGGAACGCGACGCACGCGGCGAACTGCCGGGGTACCCCGGGGATGTCCGCCAGGTCCGAGGTACTGAAGCTACCGGACGACGTGGCAGCGGCCGGGGGGTTGCTGGCCGCGTGCTGGACGGTGGCGTGCCGCGCGGGACCCGACGACGATCCGGGCACGTTCACCAGGTTGCCCGCGTAGATCAGGTCGGGGTTAGTGATCTGCGGGTTGGCCGCTTCGACAGAGCTGAGCGAGACACCCAGGGACTGTGCGATGCCGGAGAGCGTGTCTCCAGGGTGGACCACGATCGGCCCGATCGCCATTGCCCCGGCGACGGGGAGCAGGGCCAGCTTCATCCTGCGACGGGTCATCTTGGACGGTGCCGCGTGCTTCCCTTTGCGGAAGTGCATCAGCCGTTCCTCTCACTAGTGGTTGCCGGTTGGCACTGCAAACCCCACCATACACAGCGAATCAGGGGTAGTGGTGGTTACACTAGTGTGTTACGATGGCCATGTGAGGGAAAGGGGACCACATATGACCACCTACAAGGTGACCCGCGACGTGGCGGCCAATGAGCCGAACAACTTCACCGGGCGGGACGTGAAAGCCGGAGAGCTGTTCACAGAACACGACGGGCCGCACTACGGCAGTGTTGACTACCGCACCGGGGTAGCCCTAGACATAGACGGCACATTCATCGAGTTCCCCGCCAACGCCGTGAAGGTGATCTCATGAGCGGCCAAGTCCAAATCCAGAAGCAGACGCCCCGGCCGAAGCCATCCCCGCCCGCTGACGCTCCGACGGTCAGCAAGGCCATCGCACGCAAATGGTTTTCATGAGGAATCTTGGGCCGCGCGTTGACCGGCCCGATCGTGTTGCGTCCGCCGCCGAAAACCGGGTGATCGTCATGGTGAAATGCGCCGCGCATGGCATCCTGCGTGAGGTGGAGGACGCCGCCCAACCGCATGCCATAGCAAGCCTGCTGCTTGGAGCGAAGCTGAAGCCATGAAACAGACCAGCCACCGCAACCCACCGCAGACCGGATACCACCGGCCGACTGAGCGGAAGTTCTACGTGTGGCAGGACCAGTTCAACTCCTACGGCGGTTACAGCGCCTATGCCGATGGACGGTGGGGGTTGCACCCGTGGCGCTGGATGTGCACCATGTGTGATCCGCCCGCCTACGGGTTCCGCGCCCGCCGTGGCGCGTACCACGCCATCATGACGCAAGTCATGCCCGACCACCTAGCCCGGCACCGTAAGGAAGCACGCCGATGATCATCACGACCAGGCCCGAAGAGGTACTGGACCACCATGCCCGGCTGACGGCGATGCTAAAGAATCCCAGCCCGTTGCTAGCTGTCTACATGACCAACTACATGAAGCTGAGTAGGTGAGCGCCGTGCACTACCGCGTTATCGTCCTACGCGGGACGAACGACGGAGAAGAGCTGAGCATGATCGTGGACCGGCCGTTCACCTTCTACGAGAGCAGCCACAAGGTCGAAGACATCTTCAACCTGGCTGTAGAGCAGGCCGAGCGGGAAGGCGGTGACATGTGACGATGCCCGGTTGCCCGTCGTGCGGGGGGGACTCCGACCGTGCGGGGGCTTGTGTTTGGTGTCGCGTCAAGGCGTCCGGTCGCGCGAGCGGGAACTATCTGCACAACCCTGACGACGCGCTCAAACAGATCCGCCGGTTGTGCCGTAGGTGGATCGATCATCCCCTCTCCACGCTCGAAGGTGAACGGCTGGCCGAGCTGGTGACCGAGATGATCTCCGAGCTGGACGGCGGTGGTCCGCTGCCAACCGCATGGGCCACCCCACGGCGTAGGCCCCGTCGCCTCATCGAAGATACCCCGCCCCTCCCCGGAGGCCCGGAGGTGGACGGAGAGCCACCTAATGCGACACCCCCAGTGGTTTGACTACTAGAGGGGCTAAAGTGCTCACAGGGCAAATCGGTATACCCGAAACAGGAAACGCGCAGGTCAGAACGGAGCAGGATGAGCAAGACGACGACGCCCACGAAGATTGACCCCCCGATGACTGCCGTGGGCCGTCACAGTATCGCAGGGTGGCCGCACCTGAACACAAATACCGGGGCGTGCATGTGCACAGCCTCATGCTGCTTCGGGTCCAGCGGCTGCCGGTGCCGGCCATGCTCAGGCAAAGGACACGTCGGGTGCCCGAATGCGACGGACGGCGCTTGACCCCATGACCCGCGAACAGCTCCAAGCGCCAGTGAAGCCGTGGCCAGACGACTGGGTAGCCCTGAACCCTGAGCAGGCGATGGACGCACTAGCCACCGGGAACCACCAGGCCGCCAACATCAGGCGCAAGCTACCCCTGGACATCGCCTTGCTGTCGCTCATCGAGCGCGGCCTGGTCGCAGCGGCATACCGCCCGGACGGGGAACTGATGTTCCAGCCAACCCGCCTAGCTTATATGCAGCGCTACAACTGACGGGGATAATAATGAACGTGAACGCAAAATACGACCATGTTGCTGGTATCGGGGTAGTCGCGCTGTGCGTCTACGAAACAACCGCGATGATCACCGGCCGCCCGACAGTGTCAGCAATGTGCCGTCGCTACCGTGGGTGTGAAGTGACGTTGCTGATAATCCTTCTCGCCCACCTTCACATCGAACACAAGCGCGATGATGAACTATCTGAAGTGGCCGGGCGGTACAACTTCCTACGAGACATCCACCTCGCCTACCAGCGGTACCTTATCAGGGGAAGGCCACAATGACAGCTCAGACCAGTCTGCCCGGATTCGGGACAGCGGTCGGATGTACCGTCACCCCGGCACGATCCCACCGGCCCGTCCCCGTGCGGTCCGTCTGGCACCACCTACAGCCCAAAGAGGCAGGCGGGGAAACCACCGCACTCAACCTCGTGTCGCTCTGCGACAACTGCCACTACACCATCCACCGGATCATGTGGATGCTCAAGGCGAGTCCTGTACTCCCGGCCGGGCTGAACAGGGCACAAGTTCGACTAGCCCGAATCGGGTACGAGCGGTGCGTTACCGCCGGGACCGTCGATAAAATCCCCAACGAAGGCTAGTGAAAGGAACAAACCAAATGTCGCTTATTTACTGGGAAGACAGCGCCAACACGACCGGGCTGGAGCCCGGCTACTACGGGTACGGCGGCTACTGGAACGGACCGTACGCCAACCTCTCCGGGATCAAGCACAAGTTCCCCGGTAAGCCGGTCATGGGGTACGCCGTGCGACAGGCCGGGATGCAGGGTTCCGATGCGATCGACGCGGAGCCCGGCACCATCGGTCAGACGTTCGACCAGTGTGCGCCGACAGTGCTCGCGTTCGTAAAAGCATGGACGGGTGGCAGCGGCCTGTTCAACCTGCCGCTGGTCTACTTCTTCGCATCCTGGCAGACGGCGATGGAGCACTACCTCACCGCACACGGGATGCCCCGCAGCCGCTACTACATCAACAGCAGCCACGCGACAGGCACCGCCCATTTCTGCGGTCCGCACACATGCGGGTTCGGCGTGACCCAGGCCGATATGACCCAGTACAAGTTCGGCGGGACCTACGATCGCAGCGTCATGCAGAGCTACATGCTGAAAGGCAACACGCCACTGGTGACGCCACCCGTAAACAAGCCAGGCGCAACCGTCAAACTAGGCGACAGCGGAACCGCCGTGGCCCGGGTACAGGAGCGCCTGTTCAACCTGCTGTACTTCACCGACAAGCGGAGCTGTGACGGACAGTTCGGCCCCGCCACCGAGACCGCCGTCAAAGCATTCCAGAAGGCGGCGAAACTCACCCCAGACGGCGTGGTCGGCCTAAACACGTGGGCCGCACTGACAAGGGACATCTACAACCCCGCCGCCAAACCGCCGCCCAAGCCGACACCCCGGCCACCGCTACCTCAGCCAGTGCTCCGCCCAGGCGACGCGAGCGCCCGCGTTCACGACCTGCAATGGTACCTGCGGAACTCCGGCCTGAAGGGTGTACGCGGCATCGACATGGACGCCGTCTACGGTGCGCAGACCGAGACGGCAGTCCGCAACCTACAGGGCTACCTGAAACTGGCTACAGATGGTGTCTATGGGAAGGACACTCGCGCGGGCCTGTCTAAGATCCGCATCGACTAGCTAGCGGGGGAAGTTGAGGCACGCGCGGTCATCCCAGGCCGCGCGTGCTTCGTCGTCGTATCTCCTGGCTGCGTCTGCCTCATCAGCGAAGTAGCCGAGGTGGCGCTGCCTGTAATCCACCGTGATGTACGCCATCCACGCGCTATGCGCCCTGTTCCAGCTCACGCCCTTGTACCGGGATGAGCCCGCGCGCTTACGTTGGTTAGCGGCGTTCTGCCTCTTCGTAGCAGGCCGGAGGTTGGCGCGGTAGTTGTGGCAACCATTGTGGTCTACATGGTCGGTCTCCACGTACCCAGCTATGAGAGTGTGCATGAACTGGATACGCTGCGCGCCACCTTCCCGCCAGGCCCGCGCCGCATACACGTTCCGTCCGTTCGGGTGAGCGTGCCACCTGTACTGAGAGACAAGCTCGAAGTCAGCGTCATCGACCAGCGCGATGCCTTTGCCGTTAGCGAGCGGGATCTCTCTCACGTCGGCAGCGGCCCGGTCGCGGTAATGAGCTTCGATCCACCCATCCGCTGTTCGTCGCGTTCGAGCTGCTTGCGCCACATCTGGAGATCTTCCTTCGCCAAAAAGACCGTGAGGGTGGTTGAACCAGTGCGGATCGTCAGCATGAGACGCGGTCCGTCAGGCAGGTTCACGGGGGATGTGGTGAGCACAGCCGGGCCGGGCAGGAGAAGGTGGTTGCCCAGGTCGGCCGGGGGGAAGTTCACGGAGTCCTGCGGTTCGGTAGGTGTCATGCGGACCATGCTAGCCCCCGTGAGGCAACGAGAACGCCCTGCCCGGTAATCTCCCGGGCAGGGCATGTTCTGTCGCGTTGTGGTGGCGCTCCGGACCGCTCAGGGGGCCTGCGCGTCCATCGGCGCGGTCGGTGCGTGCGGGGGCACGCTGCCCGCCTTGTCCTCCGTGCCGTAGATCGGGGTTTTCGCCGCACCGAGCAGCCAGCCGAACGCCGGGTAGCGTGCCTCAAGCGACCTGATACCGGCGTAGTAAACAGCGATGGCCCCACCGGAGATCAGCGTCGTAAGCCCCGCCTGAAGACTTGGGTCAACGACCAGGCCACGGGCGACCAGCCAGCCGACCACCAGGCCCACCGCCACCGGAACGTAAGTACGAATATATGACACAAGCGTGTCGTTAAGATTCAACGTTAACCTCCCTTTACCATGTGACTGTAACACCCCACGGGCGCGCAGCTCAGCAAGCAGCCGCAAGTTCGCTTCCTGCAAATCCGTCACCTCACCGGACAGTTTCACGTTCGACGCCCGAAGCTTGTTGATCTCACCGTCCAGCGCGGATATCTCCTGGCGAAGCCGCGTGATCTGCGACTCCATCGACTTGATAGCGCCCTCGTAAATGTCCGTCGCACGCTGGTAAGCGTTGGCCTCCACACTGGCTTTCAAACCGACTGCCTGGATCTTCGCAGCACGGCTAGCGCCAACGAACGACCCGACACCGATCATGAGCGCCAGCACGCCTAGCAGTACCTCGATTATCAGAGAGTCAGTCATGCTCTTCAGTGACCACCCTTTATCGTCCTGACTTCGGGCCAGGTAGCGATGACCACTACGACCCCTGCGAAAGCGCCCCAGATGACTACGGAAACCCACGCTCTGGGGAAGAACGCATCAGACAACCACACATCCACCCATGCCCCTGCCCATGCAGCTTTCAGAAACGCAGCCAGTGCAAAGAATAGTCGGTCTGCTTTCAAGAACGCGCCTGGGACCAGGAACAGCCCGGTGCTGATCCACAACCACGCCCAGGACATCTGCGGGAGGATCAGGTGCAGCGGCAGGCCGAGGGCTAGCGGTGGAGATGCTAGGAGCGACCAGCCGTACAGAATGTCCAGCAAGGCCAGAAACAGTAGGAACAGGCCACGGCGGCCGATGCGCAAGCGCGCAAGATTCGGGATACGATCACCCTTTCGTTACGGGTAAGGGACGGTTTCAGTAAAGCTGACCGTCGACCAGCCAGCCGGCCCTGTCAACGTCCACGTGCGTGTCACCCTGATATGGGCTTGGACCACAGCCAGAGACACGGCTGCGATCAGTGCCAGCCCCTGTGCCATCAGGTTAAGGTACGAACCCAAACCTGACTCGATGCCATCCTGATCGAAGTTGCCGGGGTTGCCGGGAGTCGTGAACGAGAAGGTGACGTTGATGATGCCCTCAGCTAGCGACTGGCCCAGGGCCGTGCCCGCGTTTACCGTCAGTCCGGTAAGGTTCGCGAACGCGCCGTATGTCAACGGGACGGTCGGAACGGCGATGTACTGGACGCTGGCGATAGCCCAGCCAGCCGGTGGGGTCGGGAAGTGGTTAGCCATAACGATCCCAGCCTTTCAAAAGTGGAGCTATCCCCTGTCAGCGTAGGCGAACCAGTGGTCGAGCCCCACGCCGCATCAACGAGCATCGTCGTCGCGCCAGTGGTATCGATGGTCAGCGTGCCACCACCTCCGCCACCAGACACGCTTATAGCAGCAAACGGGAACGGGCTGAACGTCTCAGACGGGTCAAAAGCACGGGTGATCGGGGAGACTACACCCCTCACGTACAGCCACCCGGTGCCCGTCGCGCCAGTGGTAACGCACGTAACTATGGCTTCCACGTCCCACCAGAACACAGCGTTAGCTGGCACCTTTGAACTGTCAAAACCAGACGCGACGTTTGTGCCGAACGCGTTCACCCGAATACTGCAAAGTTGCGCAGTGGAACCTTGCTTACCGTGCCCGATGACCTTCAAACGGTAGCAGGTCCCAATGTTGGCGTCGTTCGCTGCGATCGACCATGCCGCTGACAAGTTGTTGAAGCTAGTACCAGTCGCCCCGTTCTGTGCCACGTTGCACTGTGTCTGCGGAAGGTTGCCAACCTGCCCGGTGTCGTTCATCCACCTGGCAATACCACTATTGCTTGACCACAGCTTCACGTCACCCGCTGACGGTGTCGCCGGATCAGACATGTTGTCCAACTGGAGGCCCGCCGCGAACTCGTACAGGCCGGTGATGACACCCCCGTCCTTGTCCGCCTTCAAGTCGATACGGTCGTGAGCATTCGCAACCGAACTTGAGACGCTAGCCAAATTCGTCATGCCGGGGCCTTCGGTGCAATCAGGGACAGGACATCAGACAAGGTATTACGCCACGACTGTAGCGGAGATACTTCGAGACTGTCGTTATCCGCGTCATAGTTGACCCGGCCGACCGTGAAGCAGATCGGGCCGGTGCGCAGCTCCCCGCCGTACGGGCCATCCGCGATGATCAGCTTCACAACTTCACCGGACTTCTCGCACGCCAGGTCCACGGGTGTGCCACCTGCTGTGAGGTACTGGCCACGGTGAACGGTGATCGCCGAAGAATAGGATGCAGCCGAGTACTTCGTCAGAGCCTGCGCCGCCTTCGCGTTCGCCGCCGCACCGGTCATCACCCCGGCACTGGTCAGGTCCCAGAACTCTTCCATGCGGTCATGCTGATCTATCGACGGCTGGTTAACCGCCGATCCCAGGTCGAACGTGGCCGCTGCACCACCAGTATCAACCGTCTTCTCATACCGGGCATACAACGCGTTCACGTACCCGGCCAGCGTCCGGGCCACCGGGGATGTCGTCACAAGCAACCGGGTACACGTAGACGGTTTCGGATCAGGTAGTTGAATCAAGTCGAGCTGTAGACCGGCGTTGACCCGATGCACACGCCATGTCCACGCGTTAGCGGACGTGATGCCATCAAGGAACTCACTGACGCTCTGCGCGGCAGGGTCCGCAGGCTGAGTAACATCGGCCCCGGCCAAGCTACCCTCGATCCACCTCAGCCCACGGCCGATAGCTGAGCTGATCACGTCATGGGGTGTGCTCGCAGTCCACGGTGGCGTGTAGATGGCCCGGAACCGGTTACCCCACGTCCCAGCCCCATCGGCTGTGAGCTGCCATGCCCCGTCACCCGCCACCGGCTCAGTCAGTGTCCCCTCCCACTGAATTGACCCCTTGAGGATCACCAGGCGGCGGCCTGGCGCGAACGCCTCATGCCGTTTCGTCGGGTCCGTCTGAAGGCTGAGCGTTGCCGTTTCCGGGCCGGACTTGTCACTGTACGACAACCCCGCTACGTGACCTAGCTGGCCCAGGTACCAGCGCCCAGTACCGTCCACCCTGGTCGTGTACACAGTCTGCCCAGGCATCAGCTCAGCCTTTCCAGCCACCAATGAGCAACATACTGGCCCTCTAGGCCAGGCTGTCCCTGCGGACTGTAAACAGTGACCTGGTTGATACCAGGGTTCAGGATCAACGGGCCACCCGTCGAATCCGTGTTCGTCATACACGACACTGCCTGCCCACGGTCGTTGAACGAACCCAGCACCCTCCCCAGGTCCACCCCGAGCCCCGGAGCGTCAAACCAGTAATCCGTGTAACCACCACCCGGAATATTGACCAGCAAAGTCTGACCCGAACTGTCAACAAGAAGAAGATCCAGGAACCGGTCTGAAGTGTTACCGCTCAACAATGACACCGTGTAATACGAGTCATTGTTATCCGGTGCCATGTCCTTAACCGGAAGAGTAATCTCACCAAGGTTCACCATGCCGTTAAGCACGTTAGCCGGGGTGATCGACTGCGACAACGCGTAGCTACTCACCGCGCCACCAGACGCCTCATACTGCCGGATCGTCGCAGTAACCGTACGCGCCGTTGACCCGTTCCAAGAGTAGTTAACCGCCCACACCGTGTACGTGCCGTCGTACCGGGCATTGAACCCGTCCACGTCCCCGATGCTGTACTCGCGACCGTCAGGTGCATCATTTCCGCCACCAACCGGAACAACAGTCCTCGTCAGCGTCGTGGACTCCGGCGCTGGCTTGTGCACCAGCAGCGTGGGGAACGCCGCCTGCGTCGAGTACGTCGTCATGATCACCGTGATCTTTCCGTCAGCACCAGCACCGCCGTACTGAGTCTGGTTGTAAGCCGCCGCGCCACCACCACCGCCGCCAGACGAGTATCCCGGCTTTCCGCCGCCACCCTGACTTCCTGTCCACCCGTCACCACCACGACCACCAGGCTGCGACAACGCTCCCGCTGTGCCACCGGCACCACCAGTAGGCGCACTGCCGGCACTACCAGCCCCGCCGTCACCAGCCGCGCCACCACCGCCGCCGCCAAGCTTGGATGCCTGCACACCGGCCGCGCCCGCACCGCCGTTGAAGTGGTGAGTGTTAGCTGACCCTGTACCACCAGCACCGCCGGAACCGGAACTGAAGTCTGAGGTAACCCTGTTCTGGCCCGCTGTACCACCGTGCGCCGTCACAGTAACCGAGGTACCAGCGAACGTGCTGCTGCCACCGTTGTTGCCTGTAGCTCCGGTAAGCAGTGACGTGCCGCCAGCACCGATCGTGTACGCGTGCAGACCGTTAGACGTAAGATCCAGGTTCGTCTCCCAGGCAACTTCACCACCGCCGCCGCCGCCACCCGCAGTGGAAGTCGCCTTGATAGCACCACCGGACCCGCCGCCGCCAACACCCAGCGTCAACGACTGCAACCCCCAGGAGATGTAAAGGTCATCGAAGTAGTGGAACTCACCGCCAGCGGGAGTCGTCACCGTGATGATCATCCGCGCGTACGCTGCTGTAGCCGGAGCCGTGACCCGGCCCGAAATAAGCGTCCACGCACTGTTTGAGTCAGTCACGCCACCTAGGTCAACACGGCTAACAGACGCACCACCGGAGGTGAAGAACTGCGCACCGACGACAATGCTCCGCGTAGTCGTACCAGCCCGCACATTGGCCCGTAGAGTGATCCGGTCACCCGCGACACACGGCACGCCCTGAGCGGCGATAGACGCGGCTGTGCATGACGCCAGGACCGCGTTTGACCCGCCAGCCGTGGGCGCAACCCGCATCGAGTTCAGGCCGGACAGTGCGACAGTGGTGGAGTTGGTTAGCGTCGCGTTGGTAGCCAGGCCGTCAGAACCGGTCCACGAACCAATGCCGCCGTTCGTGTCGAAGTTGACCGCGTCGCCGGTCAGCCAGTTAGGGTTCTCAGCCGGGGCCGTGTAGTTGAGCGCCGCCCCGGAGCTGCCGTCCAGGTTGAAACGCCGTGTCGTCGCAACGTAGGTGGTGAAACCAAGCTGGCAGTGAAGGGACAGCGGTGTCGGCGCTGTCCCGTCGATGCCGTACAGCGTGTAGTCGCCGCCACGGTCCGAGGCGGGCCGTTTCGCACCCGCCGTCGGGGTAGCGCGGAGCCCGGCTAGGTACGCGCCCGCCTTCAAGTGGAGGTTCCCGCCAGACAGGCTATCCGTCCAAATCTTGACCGAATAGCTGGTCACCCTGTCGTACCGGAACGTACTGGATGTTGGGATAGCGCAGGAGAGCTGCTGCCAGAAAGGCCACGACTGATTGTTGGACGCGCGAACCGTAGCCTGGAAACCGAACGTCTTGCTCCGGCCGTTGATGTCATTCAGGGTCACTGAGAAGTGCGCGTTGCCCTTATGCCACAGCCGGTACGTGTTCGGGTCCACGCCGAGTCCCAGCCAGAACGCCAGCTTGTCACGGCCCCGGATATCCACCCATGATCCACGGCTGTAACTCACGTCATCCGTGTAATGCACCTCGCCAGCAGCCGGGGAGATGACCGAGACGATAGCCTGCGCGTACCCGATGACCGCACCGCCATACGGCACCTGAACAGTGCCGGTGATCTGAGTCCATGCGCTAGAGCTGTCAGTTACCGAACTGACTGTCGTGCTCGAAACGAACACGTTAGCCTGCGTGAAGAAGTTGATGTCCAGTTCAACAGTGCGCGCCGTCACCGCCGACCGCACCCACGCCGTCACCGTAAGCCTGTCACCCTGCGTACAGGTTATGGTCCACCCCGACACTCCCCCGGCGGTGGCAGCCGGGGTACCCGACGCCGTAATGGACAGCGCCCCCACACCCGTATGCGCCTGTGCGGTAGTCCGGGCCACCGCCGTCTGCGAGGTAGCGGTCCACCCCTCCGTGTTCACCTCGAAACCAGTGGACTGCCCCGCGTCATACAGGTTCCTGCCATACAGGAACGGTGATTGCATGTCCGTAAATTCCCGGTACCACCGTGCCGCGTATGACCCGTACGCAGTGGTGGAGGTGCGCTGAAACCACAACGGCTGCGTTGTCGAGTTAACGGAGTCGAACCGGTCGATTTCCACCACAGGTATGTAGCTGCCGCCAGCGCCGAATACCTGATAGGCACCGACAGGACCGCTCGCTGAAACCGCTATGTCGTCCAGGTGGTAGTTGTAGAACGCGGCCCCGCCCGACACAAGCCCGAACCGCCACGTAGCCGGGTCATCGATCGTATTGAGGTTCCCCGCCGATGTGACAGTCTCGTAAGCAACGGCTGAGTCCATCGACTGGTACACCGTCATCGAAACCTGGCCAAGTGCCGGGTCGCCGGTAATGTACCCCTCTATCCGCACCCACTGGTTCATCGGCACGGCGTTAGCCGTGGTGATCACGTTGGACGCCGCGCCGGCATCCATCGACAACGTGCCGTTGGTGTTGATCTTCAGCTTCCCAGCCGACGTGCTGGCCGCCGTCAACGCCTCGATCATCACCTGCGAGGAGCTGGACGGGGCAACGGTGAAGTACGCGTACAAGCGAAACCACTGCTGCGAAGAGCCCGTATACGGGCTGCTCCATGTAAGGTACGTCGGGTTGGTCGAAGCACCGTAAGCGGGCCATAGCGACAACGTTCCATGCGCCGACTGGTCATTCAGGTAGATGAACGTCGCACCACCGCCGATCGTCACCGACGTGAAAACCGAGTTGTAAGGCCCGGACGACGAAGGGCCACTGTTCGACGTAGTGACCGTCGCACCGTTAGAACCGCTCTCCATATCGTTGAGCGTGTATAGCGGTGTGTTCGCGGCGGTTAGGATAGGCGAATCAAACGCAATGGTGGAAGTCGAGTCTGACCGTCCCCACGGGTACGCGTCAAACTCGATCGTCACCACCATCACAAGCCCCTTCTCGTGCTTGTAGTTGAAATCGACGGTGGACGCCTTAGCCCGCCAGCAGTCGAACACTGTCTTGCGGTTGATGTCACCGTCAGGTGTCCACACCAGTTCAAACTGGTCAACGTTGATCGCTTGGAACAGCGCCTCGCGGGCGGCGCTTAGCTTCTGCCTGTCACCAACGGGGTCACCCGACGCGGGGATTATCAACGTCACCGGGATCGACATTGCCCGGTTGGCCATACGGAACCCGACTGGCCGTTCACCGTCACCCATCATGGTGATGACGAAGTCAACGACCGGCTGAGGGGTGCCGAAACTGTACTGGTCACCTAGCCGGAACATGACACCGGAGCATTGCGGCAAAGTGGACGGTACACCCCCACCGAGAAGTTCAAACAGTCTCGCGACAGTCAGGGAGTCAGACATCCGACACCTGAACCTGACCAGGCCAGCCCACCGCAACCTGCGCCGTCTGCCCCGAAACCATCGGAGGAGCAACCCACGGCTCCACCACCCGCATAGTGCCAGGGTCGTAACCCGGCCCCTCGAACACGCCGGAGCCCGGATCAATCGCCGCCGTCACATCCGGGAACAAGCCGAGCTGAATGAAATCCGGAACCTCGACACCCGGAGTTGGGTTCCAAACCTGCTCAGTTGCGCCGTCATCGCTGCGGAACGTCCAAACTGTAAAGCCGGTCGAGTCGATCATCCTCGCGCCCCTAGCCTTGCCGCTGTTGCTTCCTGACCGGCAGGTGCCTTGATCGCCTTAGCGACACCCGCCGCCGTCCGCGCCGGAGCTGACTCCATCGCCGCCGCTAGTCTATTCAACGCTGCCATCATCGGGTCAGACCCACCAGGCACGATACGTTCCCGGCCCTGCTCACCGAACGTGTACTGCTGACCAGACGCACCCACACCGTAAACCGGTTCACTAATCGTTCCACCCTTAGCGAACTTCTTACCAGAATACTGGCCATGCTTCCCAGTCAGCTTACCGAGAAGACCCAGAGCCACCCCGGACCCGGCACCGTAAATGCCCGTACCGTTAAACAAGTCCGTCTGGATGCCCGTCGCGAGCGCCTGCCAGTTACCAGCCCCCGACCCCGGACCCGCATAAAGCGCCGCCAGCATCGACGGCGTAGCGTTCAACGCCAACCGGGACATGTCCGCCTTCGACAAGTTCCCGACCGGCTGAGGGTTCAACGAATGGTTAAGAAGCTGATTAGCAACAGCCTTCCACTTAGAAGCCCCAGACGTCCCGAACGCGTACGCAAGCTTCTGCACCGGGTTCAGGGTTTTCGTGTCCACCGCCGTCACAGCACCAGCTATAGCAGCATCAACAGCCCGTACCTTCGACTGATCAGCTAGCGCCTTCTGATTCCAGAGCATGAACCCACGCTCATCACCACGGTTCAGCGCAGCTTGCGCGTTAGCGTTCGCAGTCTTGTAAATCGCAGAGAACTTATCATGCTGCGCATTAAGCGGGCTTGACCACTTCCCCAGTGCCGCCTGAACGTCCGCAAGCGCCGCCGCCGTCCCCGCATAATCCGTGATGTTCCCACGCAACGCATCAGCTTGCATCTTCGCCTGGTAATGCTTCGCCTGCGCCGTCAGCCACAGGTGAGACCGTGTGCTACCAAGCTTCAGGATGCGCGCCTGATCAGCCGTCTTGCTACTCGCAGCCCTGCTAGCTGCGGACGCAGCTAGCTTCCCAGACACCACCTTAGCCACCTTGGCCTTAGCAGCAGCAGCACGTTTCAGCAATGTTGCGAACCGGGCATCAACCGTATGTGCGATCGTGGTGTACGCCAAGCTGTCACCGTGAATCTGGCCAGCGGGGATAGAGCTGCCGATCGCCGCGTACGCATCCGCCGCACCAGCCGCCCACTTGTTATACGCCGAGATCTGCGCCAAGCGGCCACGGTTGGTTATGCTGCCCCTCTCAAGCGACCCGATCACAACAGGCACGCCAGCCTGGTGAGCCGCATTGATCTTCGCCGCATTAGCACCAGCCACAGCGCTAGCGCCGACCCCAGAGGCGATATCGTTGTACCCCTCCCACAACAGCACAGCCCCCGTGCCCTTAACAGCACGCGCAAACCGTGCTGTGTCCCGCGTCGCCAAAGCCCCCTCTACGCCACTGTTGACGTGCGCGTGATGGATGAACGGTGACAACCGGTTCGCATTGCTCGCCCCGAAGATATCGACGGAACCACCGGAAGCGAACCCTGGACCACTCCCGTACGTGGGCGTCGCGTTGTTCATCGCGTGCAACGTATCCACACCCACAGCCCGCACAGCGCGAGGGTTCATCACGAACTCACCCGGGCTAAGAAGTGCCCGAACAGTGTCGTGTCCCGGCGCATACCCGGGTATCAGCCCACCCCTGGCATTCTTCTGCATGATGTCGGTCGCCGCCGCGATGCCGCCGCCGTGCACGTCCGAGATGCCGAAGCGCTCAATTAGTGTTCCCCAAAGCTGAGCGGCCTCCGCAACCGACCTCGCCCCAGCCACCTGCGCGACCCGGCCCGGGATGTCCCCGCTCGCCCGCAGCCACGGGATGATGTGCGCAATCTGCACCTTGATGTCTGCGGCTGCGTTACCCGTCGCAGCGGGCGGGACACCCGCGTAACCCGGGGTCCATCCCATGATGCCGAACCCACCGGAGCCCTTCGACTCCGGGTTCCACCCAGGCGGAGCAGACTCACCCCACATCGACGCAATCGCACCAGCCGACGCGATCTTGTTCCCGTGGAACAGGTTCGCCAGCAGGTACTTGTAGATCGCCACGCCGTTCTGCGTGCTGGACCCGTTGGTAGCACCAACCGGGCCGCCACCGCCGCTACTCCCGATCAACGCCGCGAACACTGTCTTCAGCTTGTCGAACGCCTCGCCTCTAACCCACCCCGTCACCTTGCCGAGCGCGTAGTCCTCGATGCCCCCGGTCATCTGGCCGATTACCCCGGACCCCGACGCTTTCGACTTCAAGCCAAGCAGACTGTTGAGGGCCGCCTTCAACGGACCGGGGATACCAAGCCCGATCAGGTCCTCGATCGAGTTGACGACAGCACCGATCAACCCGCCGCCCGCGTTCTTAGCAAGCTGAGTCAACTGCGACAGGAAGTCGGGCTTGCCACCAGGCAGGTTGCCGGGGATCTTCCCCGCCGCAGGCTTCCCGAAGTTCGGTGCCCGCTTCACACCCACCGCCAGGAGAAGCTCCTCGAAAAGCTGCCCGACCGCCGTACCGCCAGGCGAGTTCTGCCAGTTACCGGACGCCGCAGCCGCCGTCTGTGACAAAGCCCCGGTACCCGACGAGTTAGCGAAACCAGTCTCGATCGATGACCCATTCATCGTGGCGATGTGCTGGCCAGCAGCGATGCGCTGCCCCACCCGCACAACAGGGTTAGCACCTTCGGCTACATACACGCTAGAGCCCGCAAGCGGCCCGGTACTTAGCCGATACGTCATGAACAAGCCCGGGGCAGGACCAGCTGGCGGTCCCCACCCGGTGTTACCAGTAGCAACATGCTGAACCTGGCCCGCACCGATAGCGGCGACAGGCCCAGGCCCTGTGAAGTCAACGCCCTGGTCGATCCGCGACACGCCGTAAGAGTTGCCCGGGAGCGGGTTACGATACATGCTCAGGTTCGGCACGCCGCCCTTCGCGTACCCGGGCACGCCGATCCAGGAGAACACAGGGGCAAGCACCCGGCTGTGATCGGCTGAGACAACCGTCTCGTTCTTACCGATCCACGCGGGCACGTCGTCAGCGCCCTCGTGCGACCCGGCGACCACCTTGCCGCCCCGGGCGAAGTGCACGCCCGGGATGGTGCCGAGCGGCCCGCCGTGCGGGTTGTTGTTCCCCTTGCCGCCCTTGACGCCGATCGCCGAGAGCACGGCGTCCACGCCGCCGATCATCGTGTTGATGAAACCGACGACGACGTTGATCGGAGCCCCGACTACCCTCTTTATGCCGTTCCAGATGCTGGTTATGCTCCTGACGATACCGTTCCACGCCGACTTAGCAGCGTTGGAGATATTCGTCCACGCGCCTTCTAGGGCATGGCCTATGGCACCAACGACTGTCGTGAACACGCCCTTGATCGTGTTCCACGTTGACTGGAAAAAGTGGATGATCGCGTTCCACGCAGACTTGACCCCGTTGAAAATGTTCGTCCACGTCGTCCCGAAGAAGTTCTGCACCGTGTGCCAAGCGGTCGTGATGGCGCGTGAGATGTTCGTCCACGTCGAGCCGAAGAAGTGCGCGACGGCGTTCCATGCGGACTTGATTCCGTTGAATATATTTGTCCACAGGGAACCGAAAAAGTGGAGTACGGCATTCCAGGCGGACTTGATACCATTCGAGATATTAGTCCACGTAGAGCCGAAGAAATGCGACACGGCATTCCAGGCCGACTTAATTCCGTTGCTAACGTTAGTCCACAAGGAACCAAAGAAATGCGCCACCGCATTCCATGCTGACTTAATACCATTTGAAATGTTAGTCCACGTTGTACCGAAGAAGTGCGAGACAGCATTCCATGCAGACTTGATACCATTCGAGAGGTTAGTCCACAGCGATGCGAAGAAGTGCGCGATCGCGTTCCACGCAGACTTAACACCATTGCTAATGTTCGTCCACGTGGAACCAAAGAAGTGCGCGACGGCGTTCCATGCGGACTTGATGCCGTTCGAGATGTTCGTCCACGACCGCCCCAGCAACCCGGCGACCGCGCCAACAACCGTGGTGAAGACAGCCTTGATGCCGTTCCATATACTGCTGAAAAAGTGAGCGATACCGTTAAACGCCGACTTCACCCCGTTCGAGATGTTCGTCCACGTACGGCTAAGGAACCCGCCGATAGCGCCAACCACCGTCAGTATGACACTCTTGATGCCGTTCCAGACCGCCGTGAAAAAATGCGCTACAGCAGTGAACACGCTCTTGACCGCAGCGAACGTAACGCCCCACGCGTGTGGAAGCGTGTCTGTGAAGAAATGGACCAGGGGTAGCACAAAGTCATTCACTATGTGCTGCCGCGCACTGACGAACGCCGGGATCATGTGTGTGTTCAAGAACGCCGCAACGCGGTTAAGTGCAGGCACCACGACAGTACTGATGAAGACACCCATCTTGTTGAACGCGGGTATAACGTCGCGTACCAGGATGGGGGTCAACTTGTTAAGCGCCGGGATGACTAGGCCCGTGAGGAGCGTCAAGCCTATGGTAAGGAGCGGCGGGATCAACGGCGCAAGGGCAGTGACGAACGCCGCGAACGTATTCGCGAGTGGCACCAGCGCGATGAAAACTTTCGTCAGCACACCCGCGAACTTGCCCGCGACGGTAGCCAGTACTCTCATCACGGGTGCTAGTGCGATCGCCAGAATGTTAGCCAGCCGAGCGACCGGTGGCAGGAACGCAATAACGAGATTCACCAAGGACGTGATGATGCTAAGAGACGGACCGACGGCAGGGGCCAGCGCAGCCAGGAACTTCCCGAACCCGGAGCCGATGATCTTCCCGATGGCGACGAAGAACAGGGACAGCGGCTTAGCGGCAGCACGCATCAGAACGTTGAACCCTGGCAGGAACGTCTCCACAAGCCCGGTGAACATCCTCACGATAGGCCCAACCAGCGGTGCCACGGCGGAGAACGTCTGCGAGAACAGGCGGCCGATAGTTGGGAGCTGCCCCGCCAGTACGGACATCGCGTCATGGATCGGCTTGATGAGCACCTGGGACGCGCGGATCATCGTGCCGTCGAGCGCCTTCAGCAGGAACCCGCCCTGCGACTTCAGCGCCTTAGACCCCCGGATGGCGAACGCCGCGCCGAGCGCCACCCCACCGAGCGCACCCACCGCCGCCATCGCGCCTGGGAGTACAGCCAGGCCGGCGGCAGCTATAGTACCGATAACAGCCGGATTCATCATCCCGCCGGCCGCGCCACCACCGCCGCCGCCAGGACCGTCCTTCAGGGCCTTGTTGAACACCGAGCCTGAGTCCCCGCCCGCGCCCCCAAACGCGCCTTTCAGCCGAGACAAAGCCGTCTTGTCAACGTCAACCTTGATCTTGACGTTCTTCCCCAGCTCAGATTTTGTCAGCTCCAGCTTACGAAGCTGCACCTGAGCGCCGATGGTGTCCGCACTGACCTTCAGCGTCTGATCCCCGGACGCCTTAGCTGCTTCGGCCGTGACCTTCGCTAGTTGCTCCTGAAGCCCCGCAGAGTTCACCCGTATACGAAGATCCTTGCTAACCAGTCCCTTACTGATCGCCTCGTTCATCCGCTCGAAATCCGACAGGAACGCCGACGTGAACTCTTTGCCGAACCTGTCACCAGTGGCCTTGCCATCACCGAGATTCCCCAGCCGCCGCGACACTTCAGCCCCTACACGCGCCGCTGACGCCTTATCAAAATCGCCGCCGAACCGCGCGCCAGCCTTACCACCATCACCCACCTTGCCGAGCTGTGTCGCAGAGTGGAACCCGACACGAGCCGACGCAGCCTTATCGAACTCACTACCGAAACGGTCACCAGATTTCCGGCCATCACCAACCTTGCTCAGCGAGGCACCAGACCGTTTAGTCATACGAGCCGACGACGCCTTATCGAACTCATCGCCGTACTGCGTACCGGCAGACTTGCCCACCGCCCGAGTGTCAACCCGGCCGAGCCCCTTCTCGGCATCCCGCTTGACCTGGCTCGAATCCACGCGGAGCCGCATGTAAACCTCAGCGATACTCGGCATATCAGCCTCCGCCCGTCTCCGCGATGAACTTCAGGACTTCCATCGACCGATCATCATCATCATCCGACTCGTCAACACCCGCGTTAGCCAGATCCTCCGCTATCTCCTCAGACGGAGGCCGGTACTCCTCAAGCTCCTTTATGCCGAGCGCTTGCCCGACTAGAGCCAGAAGCCGCAGGTTATCCCTGCGGTCTTCCAGCTCCATCCGGACTACCTCCGCCGTATCGCAAAGTTCCCGGAGCCCTATCCGGTCTTCCGCTTCCGTGTATTCGGCTTCACAGCCACCGAACCGTCCGGTGCTGCCGGGGGCACGAACGCCACATCGCCTTCGGGAATAGAGACGATCTGCAACGTGCGCTCGCCCATCGCCGTACGCCCACTTGACGAGGGCGACGACGGCTCCGTAGGGCGCTCAGCCACGTCCTCCGTGAAGTCCTGCATCTGAGCCTGGATCTCTTCCATGATCTCCCCGAGCACTTCAGGAAGCGTTTCGTGGATCTTCAGGTGAGCCCGGAACTTCCGGTACTCGGCCGTGGGGAGAACCAGTTTGAAGAACCGTGCGACGAACGCCGCGCCCTCTGCTGACTCCATGTCGGAGTCGCCCTGCGTAGTCGCGATGAGGGCCATCTCTGACCATTCTAGAGCAGCGTCACTGTCGGCCCGGACAACGACCGTGAACGGCACGTCATCCAACTCGAACTGAAACGACTTCTCCGGGTTCTGCGCAGCGTCAGACTTCTTCTTGGACGTGAACTTCTTCATGCGGACAAACTCCTAACCTATGCACGGAGAGGCGACTGCATAATCGCCTTGAACAGTTTTGCACCAGTCGCAGGCTTCTCCAGAGAGAAGTCAACGGAGATGGTCGCGTTGGCCGCGCCCTTCTGACGCTGAATGCTGACGTCCCCGGTCTGGAAGCACTGACGGAAAATCCACCGCTCAGTGTGGTCCTCCGACTCGAAGCCGAGCATACGCCGCACTTCGGTGCCAAGGTCCGGCGGCTCGAAGTTGACGATGCCAGACCCGGCGGTCAGCGCCGATGTGGGCGCGTTCAGCGACCGCATCAAGTTCGTTCCGGTCACTTCCGCCAGCGCGAACGACAGGTCACCAGTACGGCCAGTGCTCTGCACCGAAACGGGGTCAAGCTCCTCCGCGACGCCAACCGTAGCGGTCTGGATCGCGTACTTGAAGGTCGAACCCGCGTCGGTGTAACCGAGCGAAGTCCACGGGACAGCCAGGGCCGTCCATGCGGTGACCAGATCGGTTGGCTCAGTGCCGCCGATGTTGTTGATGTAGAGATAGCCCGGCCCGAGAGCAAGGGCTGCTGCGTTTCCGCGAGGCATTGGTTATTCCTTCCCTGCCGCATCGGGCATGTTGGGCTTGATTGGCTCCGGCTTATCCGGCACCGTTTCTGGTTCCGGCGCTGCTACTTCCAGCTCACCGTCCGGGTTAGTCACTTGGGCGGCCCACCCGTAGGTGGCCACGACCCCTGGGGAAACGCGGTCACCCTTGCGGTACGCCGCTAGTGGCATCGTGCCGGACTCCGGTTCGTGAACGAACAGATCCTCCGCAGCCAGGTAAAACGCTGGCTGCGCCGAACCCTGCTTGCGGGCCATCGAACCTCCCCCTACTGCGCAGACGTGTTGTAGACGATGGCCGAGACGGTCGCACCGGCCGATGAATAGGTCACGTGGACCTGGCCGTCCGAGGGGTCCGCGAACGGGTACGACGGGAACGGGCCGAACATGCGATCACCAGTAGTGATCGCTACGGCGGGTGCCAGCGCGAGCGGAGCCAGGAATGAACCGGAAGGCCCGGCGTTAGCGCTTGCGTTAATCACCGATACGGTAACGGCCGAAGCGCTAGTGTTTTTCACCCGCAGGTAGTTGTCGGGGGACGGCGGGAACGTGTCACCAGTGGTACCACCCACGGTGACGAAACCCGCCGTCATGTCCACGCCAGCACCACGGGAGACTGCGACTGGAACGTATGCAACCATTTTGTTTGTCCTTTCTGTCAGCCCGAGGTGAGTACGAAGTCCGCGTTCACCTGGAAGGCATAGGTTTCGCCGCTGTCCGGCGCTACCGGGATCTGGAACGGGCCGATACGGTTATCGGTCACAAGCACGCGGACACCGGCATCCCCGCACTGTTCCGGGCAACCCGTCAAGCGTTCAATCTGAGCGAGCAATGCGGCAGCGGCGAACTCCGCCGCCTGAGCTGTCCCCGCATACACCACGCACTGCATGCGAGCCGTGCACACCGACCCATCCTCAGCCACCGGGTACGTGACACCCTCGGACTGCCTGGCTATCACCGCGTACGCCCCATCGGCAGGAGACCGCTGCTCCTTCAGGTACGCGCCACGGGACAACGGGTTACCCGCCCCGACAATCGGCTGCGCATTAATCCACGACCGGACGGCTGCTTCCGCTGCGATACTCACCAGTGATACACCCGCCCTTCAAAAGAGTCGGCTGTCTTCTCGATGAAGTGCTGACCACGGGTCCCAGGGTGGTGAACGACAGGCCCGAAGTAGCGGCCCGCCTCCCTGTTGTGGAGCGAGTACGGGCCGTGCGCCCGGATGATGTGCGGGACAGTGTCGTCGTTCACATACGGGGCATAGTCAGCGGTGGGGCCGATGTGGAACTCACCATCTGGGAAACGGAACGCCCGCACCGATGACCGCAAAGTGCCGCTGCGGTGAAACGGGCCAACCGGTGACACCGGAGTCAGCGCTTTCATCGTCTGCACAGCCGCCGATGCCACCCTGTCCATACCAGCCCGGATAACCAGAACATCATGCAGGTCATCAATAGCCGCGTCGTTCCACACAATCGTGACATCGCCTGCCATCTCAGATCACCACCGTTCCAGATCCGTTAATGAAGTCGGCACCCGACCCGGGTGAAGTGTCAGCGTACGGCGGTGGTTGCGGGAAACTCCACTGCGGATCAACCGCCGTTGTCCCCAAGTCACCAGCCGCCAGCGCGGACGTGACCCCGGTGAGGGCTAGTGCCGCACGTGCGTTGAGCTGGTCATACACGCGGATATCTGCGTCACGATTGGGGTAAGCCAGCTCGATGTCAGCAGCGACCCGCCATTCAACGTACGTTCGCATCGCTATCGACAGGTCGGGGTGCTGAGCTGTTACACCCGGCAAGTCCCCGACCTGCGATTCAAGCACTCCCACAGCGTCATCGATAAGCTGATTGACCTGCGCATCGGTAGGCGTCGTGTTCGCGTTGAACGTCATCAGAAGGGTGTCGCTGCCCGGCGACTTCGTGTCCCGGGTCCTGGTCGGCACGTGTCTCGCCACGTCGGCCAGTCCTGGAGCCCAAGGTTCGCCGGGCATAACATCCTCCTCTACTTCTTCTCGTTGGCCCCTGCGCGGGCCGCAGCGCCACCGTGAGTGGTTGCGCTATCAGCCTTTACCTCGGCCTTGGCCGGAACCGTAACAGGCTCAGGCTCAGGCAGCGCCTCGATCATGTCGTGGCTGAGGTGATGGTCGATAGACTCCTGAGTCACATCGCCCGGAACCGGCGCTCCCTGCATCAGATGCAGGACGCGCGGTCCCTCAGTCGTCATGGTCTTGAAGGTGGCCAGTTGCGCGGTCACCACATACTTCGCCATGCTGCTTGCCTCTCTTTATCAGGCGGTCGTGATCTCGCAGGCCGAACCCGGCTCCTGCACGATCGGGACCGTCTTACGGCGGGCCTGAAGGTCCCAGGCGTCGTTGGACTCAAGCCGGATCGACTTGACTTCCACAGCCAGGTCCGACACGGCGTAGCCGGGTGCGGAGTCCAGCTCGTCAGCCATGCCGCCAAGCTGGTTGGAGTCGAGCACGTACGGGTGAGCCGCCAGCGCAGACGACGGAGACACAACGATGGCCAGACCGCCGATGCGCTCAATCTGACCCGTGTAGATCGGGTTGGTGGACACTTCACGCTGAAGCGCGTTGGTTACTGCGGTGTCGCTCATCATGTACGCGTAGTGCGCGTCGTCCACGACGATCGTGTCGGGGCTGTAGCCCAGGTTCTTCGCGTACACGTGCGCCTTCGCCAACAGGATGTCCTGAAGGATCGTGCGCGTTGCCGCGTTCGACCACGCAGCGGTAGCGGCAGTGCTGTCGGTCACAGCCGACACCAGCGCCGCCATCGCAGTGTTGTCCACCTGCTGGATGATCGAGTTGACCGTCTTGCGCAGCGCACGGTCAATTGTCTGACCGGCGTACACGTTGCGGGCAATCTCTTCATCGGTCACACGGACCTTCTGGCCCCACTTGCTGACCGAGGCGATACCGGCGGTGCCGGTCGGCATGTTGGCGAACGGGTACTCAGACCCGGGGCCGACAGCTTCGACGGAACGGTCAGTAACGAACGGCTCAGACAGCTCGTACAGGGCTGCGCCACCAGCGGTACGGAACCGCTGCGTGAGAAGCTGGTCTGCGACGAACCGCAGGTCGTGGAAGTCCCTCAGCCGACGCCGGATCTGCGTCGGGGAACTGAGAAACCGGGAAATGGTTTCAAGGTCGCCCGACAGGGTGGGCGGTGATGCGGGGTACGTACCTGGCATCTGTCTTCACTCCTTTTGCCCTAGCCGGGCGTATCTAGTGGGGGTTAAACCCCGATGAATCGTCCCTTGACGGTTGTTCCGTCACCTAGGCCGCCGCTCTTGATGCAGATGCCGATCAATGTGCCCGCCGCCGCAGCGGTCGCGAGCGTGCCAGCGTCCACCTGTCCGGCGGTCGTTGCCGGTATGACAGCAGCACCGACAACCAGCGTTGAACCGCTCTTGACAAGCACCTCGTGGATCATGCCCGGCAGAACGTAGACAGTGACCCGACCGCCGGACGGCGCATCATGCGCCGCGATGCCGACAGGCCGCTTCACGCCTACAGCGGGGATAACCGCGTTATCGGCCGCGCCGCCTTCAACAAGCTGACCACCTGTAATGGTCGAGCCCGCAGTAGCCGAAAACGCAGACATGTCACTGGTGACTGGTGTGTAGTCGCTCATAGTTCCTCCCTCAAACTTCCATCCAGCGGACCTTGGCCGGGTTGCTGGCCGTGGTAAGCGCGATGCCGACGATGGAACGGCTCAGGGCCACATCGAGCGGGGTGGGCGTGGTAACCGCCGCCGCACTCTGGACCTGCGCCCCAGCCGTCGCACCGTTCAGCGGAGCTGTGACGTAATCGCCAGCCGTTACCGTGCCCTGCGCCACCGACTCGTGGACGATGCCGCGTGCGTACACAGTGGCCCGGCCGTTGATCGGAGTATCCAGTGCGACCACGCCGACCACTGGCGACGGGGCAGTGGAAGCCCCGGGAACCGCCGTCTTGGCGACAGTGCCGCTACCGCTGACCGATACCAAGTCGCCACCCGACACCGCCGCAGAGACGGTAAGGCTAAGCACCTTGCCCGGCACATAGACCGGGGTGTAATCGGACATTGGTCAGGCATCCTTCCCGTACGAACCCGGCGGGTAAAGCGCCGCGTACTCCTGCTCGTACGCCTCGTCGTCCAGGTTGCCGCCGCCCGCGCCGATGTCGCTGGTCGGAACAGTGTTCTTCTTCAGCGAGCCCAGCACCTCGCGGGTACCCTCCGGGTCCGCGTCCCACAGACGCTTCCAGTGGGGGGCACGCGCCGCCGAGAACTTGCCGTGACGAACCGCCTGATCGATCACTTCATCCCGCTCATCGCGGAGCACCTTCGACCGGAACCGCTCGCCCGCTTCGACCTTGCGGTTGATGTTGTCCCAGACTTCCTGCTCAACCGCGATAACACCTTCGGGAAGCTTCGCGCGCCGCCCAGCAGCAGAAACCTTAGCCTCCGCCTTCTCACTAAGCGCCGCCGACGCGGTAAGAACCGCATCCGGGGTCAGCTCATCGTCTTCGCCTAGCCCCAGCGCGGTGCGGAGGGTGGCTTCCTGCTCAGTCGTGAACTCCACTTGAGCATCCTTCCTGTTGTTGACCGCCGCATGTGTATGGGCGTGGCTACCGTCCCCCGAATGCGGGTGACTGTGTTTGTGTGTCGCGTCGTCCCCTTGCGCCCCGTTGGCGTCGTGGGGGTGGCTGTGCTTGCCGGTGAACGCACCATGAGTCGCCATCGACTCGTTGTTCTTATCACCGGTCTTGTAATCACCGTCGAGCGTCGGCGCATCAGAAGCGCCCGCCTTCGTCGGTTTCGGCGGAATCTTCACACCAGGCTTCATGTTGCCGTCAGAATCCCAGTGGGAATTGTCCGTGTCGCCGGAAGCGGTCGAGTCGTCGTCACCGTCATTGTCCGGGTCATAAACCCACTTGCCGCCACGCTGCACCCAGCCGCCGTTGTCCGCAGCCTCAAACGACTCGCCTTCGTCGTCCGACTCGCCACCAACATCGCGCGACTCATCAGCGCTCGCATACGTCACCAGATGACCAGTGCCCCGGCTAGCGGTCAGATCCGCGTAGGTATCAACCGCCTCCGCCTCGCCGAACACGATGCCATCACTGTCAATCGTGAACGGAACCCGGAATATCTTCCCGTCATCACCGGCCACCACAAGCTGTGTAGGTGCCATCTGCAACTCAGTGATCCACCAGGTAGACGGTGCGCCACCGTCCGCGTAATACGCGCGGCGCACATCCTCTTCAGTTACAGCCACCACGTCCCCTTCCATGTCTTGCGGAGCCGTGCGGAAGGTTTCTGCCACCGCCGCCGCGTGAATACCATACAGTGACGCGATATCAGGTAGCCCGCTAAGCACACCTACACCTGGAGCTGTCACGCCTAGCAGCGCCAAGCCCGTCAACACAAACGGGTGCGTGTGCCCGATCTGGCACTTGAAGCCATAGGAACCCTCCACCGAACGGCGCGGGTAGGCCGACGCCGCAACAGCACCAAGCCACCCCGGCATATCAGTCAAGTCACCAACCAGCTTTGACCCACTGTCATCTGAACGCAGGTTCGTTACACGGCCAATCGCCGGCTCACCGTCGAATCGCGGGTCCTGATGACCGAGCTTGATCACAGGGGCACCTACCGCAGGACAATTCGCCGCGTCGATCGCATTAGCGATATCTGCACGAGTGAAAGTGTTCCGGCCCGACGACAGCTCCCACGTTCCGGCCGCCAGCAGGTCCACACCAGGCAACGTCACCAACTCCGGCAGACCCGCCGCCGCACCGATCTTGAAGAAACCGTGTGGCTTCTTCTTAGCCGGGGGCTTCTTCTGTCGGGGCTGTTTCTGTTGCGTCTGTGTCGTGGTATGCGTGCGGTGTCGGGTTGCCCGGCTCCGCAGTTTCGCAGTCGTCTTCGGCCCCACCAGCCCATCCACCTTTAGCTTGTGGTCCGTCTGAAACTTACGGACCGCAGCGAGAGTCTTCGGGCCGAACTTCCCGTCAGCTTTCACGTGATAGCCGAGCGCGTTCAATCGTTCCTGTAGGTGCTTGACCTGCGCCCCGTTACTGCTCCCCTGCGATACAGGGTGCGCACTGGTCGGAGCCGTACCCGACCCACCGGGGGCGAACTCGCCACCAGTCGGTGAGCCTTTCGGCTGACGCGGGTGTTGAGACGGGTTAAAAAACGACGCATGAGTATTACCACTTGTGAGGTGCGCCTTAACTTTCAGCGCCTCCCACTCCGCGACAGCGGCACACGCCTTAGCCCGGGTATCCGCCTTCACGTTGTCGCCACCAGCGCACCATGCCTTGCACCTCGATACCGCCGTGGCGATGGCGCGGGATTCCGCCATGCCGCCAGCGTGCAAGTCGTTAGCGATGTGCTGAACGTAGGCGGGAAGCTGCATCCCCTTCATGTGCCACAGGCCATCACCAGCCGGGTCGCCGACTGGCTCATGAGTCATCGCCTCAATGAGCGTCAGGTCATCCGAAGGAAGCTTCTCCGGGTTGCGCACATCAGCAGCCGTGCCGCTCATGCCGCGCCCTCCCGAAATCAGTGTCTCATTTTGAGACCGCCCACTTAGAGACAGTATGCATGATGGCGGGGAAAAAAGTAGCACCAGGCGAGAAACATCCACCGCCTGGTGCTACTTGGGGTTACTGCTTACGCGGCCTGCGCCTCCACCGCGATAGCCGCCCACCAGTCGTTATCCTCAGCCCACGCCATGCGGATGTTGCCACCCGAACTAGGAGCCGTAGCCCCGGCACTGTTCCCAGCACCCGACTGGTAGTCCTGGTTCACGATGAACCTGGACGTGGACGGAGACCCGACACTCAGCACACCGTGCCCGTTAGCCGTGAAACCGGCCAGCATCCCGCTCGCGTGCGACGGGGCCGTAACCGCCGCCGTGGTGCCCTGACCAAACGCACCCACCGAGGTACCCCACGGGGCCGACGGGGACACGCCGGTAAACGCGATAGACCCGCCTGTGATCTCGTCAGGCAAGTCTTCTGTACACCCGCTGACTGTCACGTTGAACGTATTCAGCCCGGACGGCGGATTCACCAGGCCCCACACAGTCAGAACTCCGGAGTGCTGGTTGTTAGTGTGTACCGCTTTCAGTTCCGTCACCGGCTGCCCGTTGTCTGTCAGCTTGACGAAGCACCCCCGGTCATTGCCGTCGCCCACCGACACTTCGGCCGCCAGAGCCCGGTTAGGCCCGGTGCCGACAGTCTGCGACCAGGTGAGCGAGTTAGTCTCGGCCTTCTTCCCGCTACCAGCCGAGTCGTACGCCACGGTGCCCGTATGCGGCGGAGGCGGACTGGTGTTAGCAGGTGTCGGGGTTGGTGTCGTCACCGTTGGCGTAGGTGTCGGGGTAGTCGGAGTCGGAGTCGGAGTCGGGGTAGTCGCTGTCGGGGTAGGTGTCGGCGCAGCACCGTTAACCACAGTCGAGTAGTTCGACACACCGTACGTTTTCGTTCCGACACCAGCCGAGCACACCTCCAGCCCGTAGTTGAGCTGGTCTACACCGTAAGTCGCCGATAGCAGCCCGTTCGACTGGAGGTACTTGTAGAAACCGATCCGGTCGAGCGAACCAGACGCAGCGTTGCCCTGACGAACGAAACTCACCGTGGACACCCGACTCACCGACGATGCGCCACCAGAAAGCCACAAGTCCCACTTGGAACCGTCCGGTGCTGTGTACGTCTGACCGTTGGGGTTACCGGCCGGGCGCTGCCCGTGGTTGTCGGTCCAGATCATGACTTCCAGGTCGTTGCCCCATGAGTTGTTAGCGGGATTCGCCAACCAATCATCGAACGCGTACTCGTAGTCCTGCCCGGCACCAGCCGGGTTGATGTTCGTCCACGTGCTAGTCAGCGTAGACCCGAACGTGGCGCTCGGCTCAGGCTTGTTCGCCGTGGTCGTGTACGTGACCTGCGTCGCCGGGTACGACTTCACGCTGGTCTTGTCGCCCTGCGCGTCGGTGTTGGCCGCCACAGTCCACGACGTAGAATCCTGAGCTGTCAACGTCTGCGGGATGGCACTGAAGTCGTTCTGCGTCACCAGGTCAGCAGCGTTCGCGGTTCGGAAAACAGCCGCATCATTGTAGGGGCCGCAGTTGCCGTTGACATTGCTGGTGGTGCAGGTTGCAGCGTGCGCAAACGGGGCGGCCACCAGCGCCCCGCCTGCGGCCAGCAGCGCTACTACGAGCGCCACCAGCCATCGCCTCATGATTGTCATACCAAACAGGTTACGCCGCGCGGGTCTACGTGCTCAGGAACTCCGCCTGCCGCCGTCACCTAGGCGGCGGCTCTTCCTCCGGCCACTCAAACGGGATGTCAGGCGTAACCCCCGGGGGCAGCGCATCAACCGATCGGGCGATGTCATGCCAGTGATCCCGCGCCTCCGGGGTATCGCCCACCCCCGCGTCAGCGAAGTCCTTATGCAGCAGGATCGCTTTCAGCATGTTCGCGGAATCTTCGCCACTGATCATTTCGCTAGCCCCTTAGCCAGGAACTTTTGCCAGGCAGTTTGATCGAGTACCTTGAAGTTCCCGTCCACCAGCTCGGCGATCTTCTTTCCCTTTGCTTTCGGGCCGTTGTTGTCATGCAGCTCAACCCCGTCGAACAAGCCCTTCTTCATGGCCTCCTCGAACACACGCGACACCGAAGCGTGCGTAGCGCGCAACACAGGCTCCGGCACAACACGCCCAGTCCTCTGAGCCCGCAACTCCGCCCGCCGAACAGCTTCATCCACGTCAGTCGTCGCATACCGCCCATGCGCCGCATACCCCGCATCCTTAGCAGCCTTCACCTTAGACGCCATCTTCTCGTACGAACTGTCCCCCGTACCGTCCAGCACGTAGTTGATGCGCTTCTCCCGAGCCCTCTGCATGGCCAGCTTCGCGACATGCGAAGACTCCTGATGCACAGTCGGCGCAGCATCCTTCCGACCCGCCTTCACCATCTCCCCGTACTCAGGGATCAGCTTCTTCACCTCATCCGGATCGATCACCGCCGAATCAGGGGCCGCACTCTTCAGCGACGACTTACCCGATGCCGGGCCGCCACCGAAGAACGTAGCGACCGGGTGATCCTGCGCCTTATGCCCAGCCAGCATGCCGTTCACGATCTTCTCATGCATCGCCGCCCGTTCCGGCGTGTAGTTACCGTTCTTATCGGTGAACTGCTCAGCCGTCTGCTTGATGACCCCGCCTGCGTGCCACCACTTCCCCGAGTGCGGGTCACGCGGCTCAGCCGGATTGAACGCCGCCGTCTTGGTTAGATCATCCTTTTTGTACGGGTACCGGCCGCTATCAGGGGTTGGCGGATCAGGTCCCCACACCGCCACGACAGTACCCCGGCACCGCATCAGCCCCTCACACTCCGCATACCCGCCAGTCGGGTACGCCGACGACGCGTCTTCCAGACTGGCATACGTCTTACCGTCCACCTCACGGCACTTCTGGCACGTGTTCTTATCAAGGAACTCTGCCGCCACGTACTTAGCTGTACCCGACGACTGAGGGGCCGCCTCCATCACAGCCAGCCGGGCACTATTCTGCGCCGCCGTCAACGCCGCCCCAAGCTGCTGCGACAACTGGTTATCACCTAGCCTGGCGAGGAACGTATCGACCTGATCAGCCGCCTGAACGAACCCTTTCGGTGACGGGCCGTAAACCTGTAGCGCTTTCGCTGTGGCTTGCTGAGCCATCCACGTAGCCGCGTACCGTGTGCGGGCATTAGCAACCCCCGACAGTTGCTCCGCGTCAATCGCAACATTCGTAAGGTCGATAGTTACACCCTGCCGGGCCGCCTCCTCCACAACCGACTGTGCGGCTTGCCGGGCAACCTCCGTCATCGCATCCATAACCATGCCGGCACCGTCACCAGTAGACGGGGCGGCCACGACCAGGTTCGCCGCCTGACCTGACTCCATCGCGGCCAGCACCCGGTCCACCAGGTCGGAACGCTGAGCGCTCATGATCGCCCGGTACTTCACCAGCAGCGCCGCCAGTGCTTCCTCCCACGCGCGCTGATGCTGATCAGGTACCCATGTTGACGCTTCAACGTACTCCTGCTGACGCCTAGTCGGACCAGCCGCCAGGCTGATCTTCCCGCCACCACCCGGAGCCGCATCGGACTTCGGCGCGGCAGGTTTCGCCGGAGCGGAACCACCACCACCAAACCCCGTCTCTGCGCCCGGTAGTGCTTGCTCCGCCTTCGGTGAGATAGCCGTACCAGCGGGCAAGCCGCGAGACGACGGAACCCACTTGTCTGTGCGCTTCGGCAGCCGCCACACCTTCCGCACGTATTCATCGAGAGCCGGGTCGGGGGTCATCGCGCCGGACAGTGTGAGCTTCTGGAGCGCGTCGGCCGACAGTTCGTAGTTCTCTCCAACATCTGTACAGACCAGCCTGGGGGCGGGTTCATCTTCACCCCAGTTCTGGTCCACCAGATCAGTGATGATCCCTGGGAGGCCCGGGTAGCCGCTTGTAGCAGTCGTTGCGATCTCATCGGCCACCGACTGGAGAGATAGCTGAAACAGGTCCATGAACGTCTCGCCGAGCGCCCTAGACCCGCTGTCGGTCTGCCCAAGCTCAATCAGCCCGGCCAACACCATCTTTGCCATAGCCACGTCTAGGTACTTGATGAACGCCAGCGCATCGGGCACCGAGCCCGTCATGCCCATGAGGGACGGCTTGAAGCCCTGCGGCATGCCCATGCCCGCCGAGTCGCCCGACCGCATCGAGCTAGCTAGCTGCTGAGCCTGAATGACCTGCTGTTGCGTCGCCCCGGGCGGCGCTTCGACCGTGGGTACTCCCATGCCGAAACGTCGGATGCTAGTCGCGTGAACCCGCCACGTTTCGTGTTTCAGCAGCCACGCGCCGAACGCCGGGCGGAGCATAGACATGCCGGCCCAGTTGCTGCCTTCCTGCTCGTTCACATACCAGGCCAGCCGGTCACCAGGGATCGGGTCACGCTGCGTCGTCTGCTCGATGTAATCGAGTGTGCCGTGATCATCGATATGCATCTGGGCGATGGTCCACGGCATCCGCGCACCAAGGTTAATGAGGTGAGCTGACCCCGGGCCTGTTCCCTTGATTTCATACCGGCGTTCAAACGGCATGTGGCCGAACACCAGGTAGTTCAGCGCCTCACGGAGGTGACGGTGCCAGATGACACCGCGCCGCCGTGCAGGGCCAGGGGAAGAGTCATCACCGAGGATGCCAACGCCGATGTCATCGGAGACGTGCGACACGACTTCGTCACGGCAACCATCCGGGTCAAGTGCCCACGTCGCCCGGAGGATCGGCAGCTTGTAAGCGCTGAGGATTGCCTTGATCTGCGGGTCGTGTCGCATCCGGCCGTAGGTGACGACGGACTGTGGCCAGATCAGGTCACCGGCAGTCTCGAACCATTCAGTGAGCAGGCCCTGACCCCATGTGCCCGGTAAACCCCAAGACAGGTCGGGACGACCAATGTCTTGGGTAGGCGCGTTGTTAGCGGCCATAATGGCATCACCTCCCTTACTGTAAGATGGGGCCATGCCCCATGTGCTATCTGACCTGCCGGAACGTATAGCCGCCGCACTACGCGTGGACCCGGTGACGGGCTGTTGGCGCTGGCAGCTAGCCAAAACCCCCAAAGGCTACGGGGCGGCCTGGTGGGACGGGAAATACTGGCGCGCTCATCGCCTCGTATGGGTGCTCTGCGGCAACGCGATTCCCGGCGACAAGCCCCAGCTAGATCACGTGCGTGCGCGCGGCTGCCTGTATCGCGACTGCTGCCTGCCTGATCATCTAGAGCCAGTGACCAACATTGAGAATCTAGAGCGTGGAGACTGGCGACGATGGCACTCCGCGTACTGGGGGGGGAGGCCACACTGCCCGAAGGGGCATCCACTCGTACCTGGCAACTTGCGCGGCGGCAAGAGGCTCGCTCGCGGTCACCGGGAATGCCTGACGTGCCACCGTGAACGGGAGCGAGCACGGGGCTCGCGCCGATCAGGGTAACCGTCATTCGTAAAACCTCCGCCATCGTCGGGGCGAAACCGGGACACTCCCAGTATGCAGCACTGAGCCCCGGCAGCAGGTAGCTACCGGGGCATCAGGTTCCGGAGGGAAGCCCTAGCGGCTGTTGTATTCGGTGTAGGCGGCGGCCTGATTGCGCAGGTACTGTTCCCACTCTGCGCTGATCATGTCGCGGGTCCACATGCTGACAGCGGGGTTCTTCTTCGCCAGTGCTGCCCGCATCTCAGCCGGGCTGCTCGCTACGGTGCTCATCATGTTCCCCTCGTCTCCCTCAATCCTGCCTACATCCACTAGTGTACCTGACAAGGGACTGAGAAGCAGCCGCAACGCCAGCTCACCCTGCTGAGGCACCACCCCACCACCCAGCACCAGCAACTGCGCGGTCCTACTCAAACCCGGAACACCCGTCACCCAGCCACCCGGCAACCCCATCATGAACTCAACAAACCCGGGACTCAGCCGTTCTCCAGATCGCCCAGGCTCAGTTGGCCTAGGGGCAGGCCGTCCGAGCACGGTCTCCCATCGGGTGATAGCTCCTGCGTATCGTCCCCAAGTATCGCCCCGTGCAGGCATGAGCTGTCGCCCCGCTGATTCGGCCCCTTCCCGTCCCGCGCTGTCGGTGTCGGCAACAGGTGCTCCACCTGATCCGCCAGCGTCGGCCCGTGCCCGCCCGCCTTCCGCTTGTCCGGATGCTGAGCCCCCCCGTTCGCGCCAAGGTTCGCGGTCGGCGTCATCAGCAGGCCGCCCGAGGGAATCAGCCCGTGCTCCGCGATGACCTTCAAGGATGTCACCTGCGACCGGCCTGGCTTCTTCCGCAAGTGATCCTCCGGTGAGTTCCCGGAGTCGTTCGCCGCCGGGGTTGGCATCAGGCCACGCGAGGATGAAGACCCGCTCCCTGCGGTGCGGTGCGCCGGCGTCGGCAGCGGATACAAGCCGGTACCGTCCCACGTACCCGATGTCGGAAAGGTCCCCGAGAACAGCGCCGAGTGCCCGCAGAGCATGTTGACTGCCGCTGTCTCCCAGACACCACGGGCAGGGTTCCACGTCGCTATCGGCTCCTGCACTGAGCAACCCCCTCACGTTCTCCAGTAGGACAAGTTGCGGGCGGAGCACGTCGATCGATTCCGCCACATGTGACCATATCCCAGTTCGCGTGCCGTCACGGAGTCCTTTGCGCAGGCCAGCGGTGGAAACATCCTGACATGGGAAACCTGCGGTCAGGATGTCCACGGGCTCTACAGCGGCCCAGTCCGTGGTGGTGATGTCACCGAGGTTCGGCACGGCCGGGTACCGGGCGGCGAGCACCTTGGATGCATGGGGGTTGTTGTCAGCTACCCAGGATGGTTCAGCACCTAGCACGCGGCGTTGTACGGCCATGTCCAGGCCGCCGTAACCGGAGCATAGCGAACCGATCCGCATCTCAGACATGAAACATCACCTTCCTCTCACAGTGCCTTCAATGCGTACACGGTCGCATCGGCCAGCGTCTCGTACGGTTCCGAGACACCGTTGCCGCGCCCCAGGTCGAAGAACCACTTACCCCAGTCGGGCCCTTCCCCTTCCTGCCAGATCAGGGAACCGGGCTGTCCGATAAGGACGTACACACCGGCCCGGAGCCGCACCGTCGCCTTGGCGATCCTCATGTCGAGCCCCCTTCTCTGGAAGTGTGTGGAGGGCCGTCCCGCCCGAGCGATGTGCGCCGGGCGGGCCGCCCCTTGCCTTCTCCCCCCTGAGCCTCGTGAGCCTGGTAGGGGCTGGCACTACTGAACTTACCCCATGCGCACACTAGTGTAAACCCCCAAATCTTTAACTGTCAGCACTTGCACACTAGTGGACTGGGTGCTAGTGTTTGAGGTGTCGGGGGAAACGCCCCGGAAGGCCGGAAGGCCCGGGAAATTGACAACTGAATCAGGGGGGACGGCAAGGCGAGCAAGAGACCCAGGAAGTTGGGTTGCCAGCTCTGTAGTGGCTGCGGTGATCCGGTGGGACGGGTCGGCAACTAATCCCGGACGCAACTGGCAAGCGACCAGCGAAGCCTCCCCAGAGACTTCCCAGCGGGACATACGCCCCGCTCCTGAAGAGACCAGTGGCCCGGAGTACGGGGTTGCTGCGCCGAAGGGGGCATCGACGGGCTTCCCCCGCTGGGACGATTGAGGGTCTGGGACACAGATACCGGCGCTGGTAACTAGGTCGGAGACCCGGCGGGGTGGGTCCGCCGGTCAGTCAAGCGGCTGGATAGCTCAGTTGGTAGAGCGCCCGTCTGAAAAGCGGGAGGTCAGTGGTTCAACTCCACTTCTAGCCACACGACGCGATCAGTACGGGACGTTGAGGATATCCAGGTCACCGCCGCCATCGCCAGCGTGCCCGCCAATACCGCCCGTCGCCGCCGCACTAGCCGAGTAAACCGACTGTTCCCACGGGTCACGTCCGGGCCGGGGTTCGTCATGTGCGGGCACCCACTCGTTCACCTGGATACGGGCCGCATAGGACAACGTGTCAACCTGATCATCGTGCGAGCCTTGCGGGAAGATCGCCAACTCATCACACCACTCATCGAGCCAAGCCACTTCGGCGGGGAACCACACCCGCCCGGAATGCACACGCCCAGCAGCGGGGATCGCGCGTGTCACCTTGTCCAGGTCAGCGGTCACCTTAGCGACCGGCACGCCCTTATCCCGCGCGTCCGACACGAACGTCTTGCTCCACCAGTTCGACTCGACGTACACCTGATCAGCGTTCCACTTCAACCTGAGCCGCTGCGCCATCTCGAAGTGCTCATGGTCAGGGATGCGCTCACGCTCCCGATCGAGCAAGATCAGGTCACCCGCCGGGGTCACACCCCAGCACGCCGCCACCGTGTAGTCAGCACTGTTCTTCGTACTAGCCGCAAAGTCCATCGTGATGAACTTCCAACAGTCAACAAGCGTGACCGCCTGACCCTCACAGAAGATCCGCTCACGCCCGTCCGCCCACGGCTCCATGTGCCGCCAGTACCGGAACGAAGCACGCCGGAAGAAGTTACCCTCCGCCGCAGCGGGTGCCTGCTGGTAAATCCCCGAGAACACATACGGGCTCATCGTCGCCCGCAAGTGATGGAAATGTCCTGGTGGCCGGTTCCTTACCGACGGCATCTCCTCACCGATCGCCCGCCCAAGAGGATCATCGGCGGAGTCCGCGATAGCGGGAATGCGGAGCGTTTTCCACTTCAACGGCGACGGCCGAGACAAGATCCGTCCCGCTAGATCCCCCTCGTTCCACCGGGTCTGGATAAGCACCACCCTGCTAGCGGGCGCAAGGCGGGTCAACGCTACGGACTCCCACCAGTCCCAGGCCCGGTCACGGAACCGGGAAGACTCCGCTTCTTCACGACCCTTAACAGGGTCATCGATCAGAATGTAATCGGCTGGTTTACCAGTGAGCGGCCCACCTACACCGACACAGTAGATGCCGCCACCCTCAGGTGTTTCCCACCGGCCCGCCGCCGCACTGTCATGCCTGATCGAGATGTGAAGCCCACCGCAACCATTGTCGCACCCCGGACCTCCCTGGCACGGGTGCTGCGCAATGTCCATCTTGATGTCACGACCCCACCGCAGCGCACTGTCCAGCTCGTAGCTGACGATCGCTATGCGCAACGCCGGGTTGTGGTCCAGCAGCCATTCGGCGTACCTCCGGGACACACGCTGCGACTTGCCTTCCTGCGGGCTGACGAACACAGCTAGAGCTTGCACGTCACTGTCAGGTGCGGACAGTGCCACTAGCTCATCGTCCAGTTTCTCCAGCACAGGGCTGCTCAGAGTTGCCGGATCAAGAGCCAGGGCCAGGTCCCCGGGACGGGGGTAACGGCGCTGTTTAGGGCGTGTGAGCTGCAACCACTGGTGTAGCGCTATAGCTGTCAGGTCGCTTACGGGCATTGTTTCGCCTTACCGGGATCGGGAAACGGAATCCCCGCTGTAAGTCTCTAGTATGCCCCCGGGCGGACTCGGACACCACTCGCGTCCACAACCCGCCTCCGTGCAGCTCCAGGCCGTACACAAGTGTGGGGCTGACCATGACCCGCACATCCCCCGGCGGATGATACGACCACGGCCAGCCCCGTTTGCGAGATGCCGGGGCATGTCCTGCGGAACGTCCCAGCCGAACTCCGGGGCCTACAGGCTGCACACCCGACACCTCACACCTGAATGAAATTGTGTGTTGCCGAGGTGGGATTTGAACCCACGACCTCCACCGCATGAGGGTGGCGAGCTGTCCGACCTGCTCCACTCGGCATTTCGCAGGCTAGCAGACACTCACCCCAGCGTGCGTCGCCGGATCGTGAACGCGGCCCGCTTCCAGCCTACGAACTTCCCATCAGCCCACGTCCCAACAGTCCCAGTGACCGCTTTACAGTCCTGGCAGATAACCCATCGGCACAGTCCGGTAGCAGCGCAATGCCGTTTCACAACGCGGGACTGGCACACCTCACAACGTGTCGGCACACCACGCGGCGGAATCATCAGGTCCGCGCATCGCCGATGCGGACCCGGCCGGAGTACAGTCGCACATCTTCGGGGGTCGCCTGGATACGGACGTACGCCAGGTACTCCCCAGCCGGGTAGTCGCCGGAGGTGACCAGGTGGGCCGCTTCGCCGTTGATCCACGTCGCTGGCTTGTAGTCGCCGAGCACGGGTTCCCCTCCGGCCGCCTCTGGGATCAGGGCGACGGACACCGTGAACGGGGTCAGGTCATCGACCGGCCCCGTGATCGGGATCGAGATGTACTCCGACGATGACGCAAGGATCAGCATTGCGGCCCCCTATCAGTTGAGACTTCGAGCGAAGCTGAGGATGAACCACAGGCCCAGGAAGGCCAGCGCGCCGAGCACGACCAGGCCCGCTATGCCCAGGGCGAACAGCCAGACCGGGATGGCGATCATCAGTGGTCCTCCCCTGCTAGCGGGCATTTGTCCCGATCAGACTTAGCCAGGTTGCATGACCCGCACAGCAGTTGGAAGTCAGCCGGGAATCCTGCCTTAACAATCGCACGATAGATTTCCCGTGTCGATTTCCGGGTGGTGCGGTGGTGAGCGCCGCCCTTAACGTGATCAACCGTCAGCAGTTCCGCGTGATGAACGTGGCAGCCGGGGCATGAGCACCGTCCGCCGTACGCTTCGATCACCTGCGCCCGGAGACGCACCCGCGTGGCGTTCGCCCGGTCACGGATCGCCTGCCGATTCTTTTCGCTGTATCGCAAACTAGCGGCGCTGCGCTGCGCTTGCCATAGCTCCGGGTTGGCCGCCTTGTACGCCGCCTTGGTGGCCGCTTCGCGTCCCTGGTTTTCAGGCTTCTCGCGCCACTCCCTAGCACGGCGACAGTTCGCCTCTCGCGCCGTCTCAGTCATGGGGTTCTCCTGTACTCCAGTGCCCGTGCGGACTACCCGTAGCGTACCGTGACCCGCTTTCACCGGCACCCCACACGCCGTGAGGCTGACCAGCACCCAGCCCGTTACCGT